CTCCTATATGGAGTTATGTCGAAATAGGTCAAAAAGTACATTCGAGCAAAGAAAAGAATTTGTAGAAAGTATTTCTTATGTTGATGAGGTGTTTGCTTTTAATGATTTTGATGGGACCTGCTGTAATTTACTAAAACTTATAAAACTATGTTATCCCGCATCCAATATAATCTATGTTTCAGAAACAAACGTAGAGGATATGCCAGAAGCTCGTATTCGTGGCATCACATTCACAACATTTGAAATTATTAATCAAGGAGTTTAATTAAAGTGTCTAAATTTTCTGGAAAGTTTCGCAACCAGCGAGACTATGATGATGAGAAGTATTTCCAAGAGGAAAACAGAAACAAAAAACGTCAGAAGCAACAACGAAAACAAAAGTACTACGATGAGTATGAGTCTTTTGAATCCAATCAAAGATATAACAAATCCCAAAAAATTAATTACTGATGTTGTAAATTAACAACACTACTATTGACACTCTTTGATGGATGGTGTATAATACAACCATTGTTTAGGAGATTTTTATGATGATATATGTTCGAATCGCAAAGTCCAAGAAAAAACTAGGACCAAAAGCTGTGCGTGAACAATACGATGCGTGGTTGAAATCACACCAAACATCGAAACCCATCAAATCCACAAGCAATCAACTAATATATAAGTTGTCGGCACCTGCCGGCCGTGAAACTGTGCATTATCCGTCATTAAATACAGGTAATGGTGTCGCTACTAAAGCAACACCGAAGGTTTACACTGGCACAAAAGTGATGG